AGATAATTTTTGCGCTGCAAACATGGCTAATTTTTTTAACATTATTTTTTTCCTCCGTTTCTAAATATTTGTGTACCCTTTATACCATAAATGCTCGCCACAACAAGGATCCATAAATTTGTAAACCATGACGGGAGCTGCGAGAACATCTCAAAAAATAATTTTACCTTGTCCATCGCTGTCGGGTCATCCGATATCACTGCCCAGGCCAGCACAACCACGGGCAAACTTAAAATTATTAAAACTGCCTCGTCTTTCCAGTCCGATTGTCTAGCTTCCAACAATTTGCCCTGGTATTGTTCCTCACCTTGGGCCATTTTAGTAGCATGCATCAGCTGTGCTTCTGACATTGCCATCTTCGTCTTCTGCTTGTTAGCATATATTTTACTTCCAGCAGAAACGGCTAATTTTATTGCCGATAACCACATAATTAGTACGCTTTAGAGTTTCTTTTCTTTTCTGCTAACATTCTTTTCTGACCGCCAACTGGCATTTCAGGTTTTCCTGTTGCAATAAAGTTAAAAGCTTTGTCAGCAGTTGTTTTAGATCTAGGATCTATCTCAACTTGTTGATCTGCAACCTTAACTTCTTTTATTTTATCTAGTTTTTGCATTTATGCTCCTTTTTTTACTCCTTTTATAACACCTTTGTTCTTAGATGCATAGAATATCTTTTCACCCTTCTTTTTTCCGTACTGTTTCTTCATAGATTTCATAATTTTCTTACCTTTTTTGTTTAATGGCATAATTAATCGTCTATCATGACCTTGGCTTGGTCAACTCCTGTTTTTGCAAGACTAACTCCAGCTCTTAATTTAGCTAAATCTTCGTTTTGTTCCATTTTATCTTCTGCAATGTCGCCTTGTTGCATTAATCTTGCTTTTGCAAGGTCAATTTGTGCTTCATCGTTGTCTCTTTTTCTCTCGTTTTCCATTGCACGAAGGTCAACTTCTCTAGATTTTAGTTTTAATAACGGATCAGAGTCAAATTGTGATGTAATTTTCTTTTCTTCCTTCATAAATTCTTCTGTCATCTCTGCAATCAACACAGATTTTCTTGCTTCAATAGAATTTGTAACTTGTTGTAGCTGTTGTGCAGCGTTTGGATCAGTTGCTGCCATCTGTTGTAGCTGCATCATTTGTTGCATTTGCTCTCTAAACTCTAATTGTACCTGTTCTTGAGCCATAATTGATATGTGTTCTAAAATATTTTTTTGTATCGCAGCCATAACAGCAGGATTGTTTCTAACCATGTTAGTTGACATAAAATTTAAGTGAGCTGTGATGTGTGCTCTGTGATCTTGACCAGGAAAAGCTTGAAAAGGTTTGCCACCTAATGCATTTATGTGTTCCATACTTGGGTCCATCGGTGCATTTGGCGCTGGTGGTGGTAGAACTGTGTCTACATTTTTTACACCGATTGCTTCATACATATTTCTATATACTTGATACAAGTTGTGTATCTGTGGATTAGATGTTGCAAGTTGTAACTGCGTTTGTGCAAGTGTAATTCTTTGTGACATAGAAAAAATATTTGGATCTGCAACAGGCACTACATCTATTCTATCATCAAAGTCTGCTTGTTTAATGTTTCTTTGTCCACCAACAACATCGTATGGATATTCTGGTGGTAGATATTGTGCTACTGCTTTTGCAAGTAATCTAAATTCATCCTTCATACCTGCGTAACATCTTTTATGTATTGCAGACATAACCCTTGAACCACGTTCTAGTAATGCAATTGTAGTTCCAACAGCTGCTCCTTGGTTTCCGTCACCAACTTGCATATCGGCGATTGCAGCAAATCTTTGACCTGCTTGTACAACTATACCTAATAAATTTAATAATGTTTGTGATGGCTCTTTGTATGGTAATGGAAAGAATGCATCTCGTAAATTACCACCTGGCGCATCAACATCTTTAAACTCACCAGGTTGTATAGGAGCTGCTTCGTCTCTGACTCTAACACCTCTTTGTTTAAATCCTGCTGGTAAGTTTGATAATGTTCCCGCATCTAGTAATTGACGGAGAGCAGACGTTGCCGTTCTGCTCAATCCGCCAATCATGTGAATGAGTCCAAAGCCATAAAATCCTAGTCCTGGCAGAAATTTGAAGTGGACAAAATATTGGATCTTATTTTTCTTTAGATCATCGGGCGCATAGTTTCTCCGTATAGAGAGAACTAATCGGCTACCTTCTTCTACAGTTACTATGTAGGGTAATTTTACTCCAGTTGGTTCACCATCTGCACCAACTTCTTCGAAACCTTCTAAGTCTAAATTTACATGACACTCTAACAGAGTATACATTGTATCTTGTTTACCAACTTTTTTAGTTCCGTCTAATTCTTTTTCTTTTTTCTCAACGTCATTTTGTTCTACGTTTCCTGGAGGTGCTAAATCTATATCTCTATAAAAACCATTTACTTGTTGTTTTCTTAATTCGTTCTCTGACATTTTAACAACGTGTATAACAGACTCTGCATCATCTAAACTTGTTGCCGTGTATGGTACAACTAATTCATCCGCAGGTACAAATTTTGATACGACTCTAGCTAATGGTACATCGTAATAAACTTTTTTAAATGTAGAACCTGCAAGTGGTAAATGAAATAACATTGAATCAAACTCTTCTTCATACTCTTTCATCTGATCCATGATTAAATAATTCATGTAATCTTTTACACGAGTTGCTTGTTGCTCTACAGGTGGAGATACAACTCCAACTATTTGTGTTCTTACTGGTCCATCTGCTGGTAATAATTCTTTGTAAGCTTGTGCTTGAAACTGTGTGACTGCTTCTGCTAACACTGGGTGTGTTGCACCAGATGCACCTTGAAAAGGTTCTGTTCTATTTTCATATTTAAATCCTAAAAGATCTAAACCTGATGTATAAGAACTCTCCCAATCTTTTCTTGACGCTTTGTAATCCATAAAATTTTGAACCATGTCATTTCCGATAGGTTCTAAAATATCGTCAGGTAAAATATCTGCTAGGTTGTCAAAGTGATTTTCTGTGCCCGGTATGTTTATAGCTCCCGGTTCAAAGTCTATTGTTGCGCCGCCGTCTTCTTCTGGTGTGACCTCTACAGGTCCTTTTTGTTCTTCTGGTTCCTGAACATTAACTTCTTCTGCCATCTCTTCATCTGAAGGAATGTCAATTTTAGTTCTAGTGTTCGGGAGTCCTTTATCTATTTCTGCCATTTAATACTCCTATGTTTTGATACCACGTTTTAATAGACCTGACAAGCCCTGTGAATCAGGGTTCATGGATGTTAGCATAGCGCCTGATCTATCGCCTGCAATTTTAGCAATACCGCCGCCTGCTAAATTAGCAACACCTCCTGCATCTGCTATTCTTTGCATTTGTTGTTTTCTTATATCTTCTTCAGCACCTTTTTTAAAAATATCACGTATCTCATCGTAAGCCACATCTTCATTGTATCTCATGTCACCGATACCAGGTTGTTTTTGTTGCATACCAAAACCTAAAGTAAATGGACTGTAGACTCCTTGAGCAGCTAGTAATTCATCTATTTGTTTGTTAGGTAAATTTACCATATCTAATTGTGGATATAACGCTTTCATTTCTTCTTCTCGTTTTTTTAATCTTTGTGCATCAGCTGTTGCGCTTTGTGGAATCATCATTCTTCGACCACGTTCTGCCATTGCAAACTCTTCACCTTTTGCAAATTCTTTTGCAAGTTCTGCTTCCTTATCAATCTGTAATTTAGGACCCAAAGCAAGATTAAAAATAGAATCAGCAAACGCTGTTTTAAAAGGCACACCTGTCTGTAAAGTTTTGTTTAATGCAATACCACCCTCTAGGGCAATCTCACTTGCTATCGCTAGTGGACCTAATCCACCTTTTATAAATTTACCTGCATTACCAGCTAGATTAGTAAATCTTGTAAGCGTGGACCTTGCAGCTTTATCCCCTTGTTTTGCTTTTTGTGTTAATTGATTTATAGATTTTTGATATGCTTGTGGGTTATTACAATTTATTCCTTTTGATAAATTACAAATAATCTCACCATCTGGAAAATTTCTTTTTATAAAAGCAGCAAGACCTTTTATTTGTCCTGTCTTACCAGTTTCTGCTTGTTTTCTTATTAATTTTTTAAATTCTGCCTCTTGTTTTAAATTTAAATCTGTTAAATCTATTGCATCCTTTGATACTGGCATGCCACCAACTTTTTTAACAATTAATGGTTCATTGCTTATTGGCAGACCATATTCATCTCTTGGTAATGTAAATTGATTAAATCCAACATAAGCTTTGTATTTTTTTGGTAACTTATCAATCGCACTGTTTACAATTTTTTCTGCTTGAGCATTAAGATCATCAGATCTTTTCATATACTCTAGCGCAAGATTTTCTTCCTTAGAATTCATAGCCTCTAACGCTAGCCTATTATTTTTTTGAATAGCGGCAGATATTCTGTTTAAAGCTTTGTTAGTCTCACCACCTAATTGAGAATTAATTCTTTGATTAATTAACATAACATCATCTGTTGTTAAAGGCACACCACCTGCAATCTGTCTAATATGGTGATAATTAACTTGCTTTGTCCCTTTCGCTCCAGTGGGATCCGTATCTTTTAAAAACTCTTGTCTCTTTTTTTCTGTCTCTGCTTTTTTTGTAAGATCTTTTCCTTTAGATGGTTCTTTTTTAAAAGAACCAGATAATTTATAAGCTCTCAATCTATCTGCAACAATACTTTTAGTAAAAGGTTTATTATCTTTTGTTTTGTAATCTTTTATTATTTCTACAAATTCATTATATGTTTTATCTTTGTTTTGATTTACTAATTTAATAAAATCATTTTTACCTATTTGATTTTTTTTAAGTTTACCAACTCCTCCAGCTTCACCCGTAGTGTGTCCTTCTGTAATATTAGATCTTTGAAATGTTTCTAATTTTTTCCAAAGTTCAAAACCTTTTAGACCTTTATATTCAGGTTTATTACCATGAACTTTCTCTGCGATAGCTAATTTTTTTTTACCTGGATTTTTAATTCTTGCTTCATAGTCTATATACTCTGATCTATCTCCACCATACCCCTGCCTCGTACCACCGAAACCTGGTTGCACCAACATACCACCACCAGCCATTGGATTACGTTTCATGAAATCACTGTAAGCTTCTCTGTCTAATGCTTGTTGTGGTCTGTCTATCTTGTCTGCTGTTGTGACTTGTTCATCATCAAAGAGATCCATTAGCTCTATGATTTTTTTATCTAGGTCTTCCATTACTCACCTAACATTCTAGCTATGCCGCCTGATGCGAAGTCTGGTTCTGGATCTACATCAAGCATCTCACCTTGTCTTCTAATCACTGCATCTGTTTGAGCTTCAGGATCTTCTGTTATTTGTCTGGCTCTTTTTTTTCGTTCAATATTTTTCACAAGTTCTTTCATGCTTGGTTTTTCACCTGTTGCATATTCTTTTAGTTTAGATACATCAGAATCAAGATCTCTGATACTTGTACCACCAACTTCATCTACATCTAAATCAAAATCATCC